GTGCAGCTCACCCAAACGTACTTTGCTGGAGCAACCGTGACGTATGCCAAGCAGAGCTTTGTAGCAAAGCCCGGCAGTCCGCTGGTCACGCTGACCACCGGCTCCGTCAACCGGTCGAGAAACCCGCCGGTCAAAATCATTGAAGGCACACCGGTAGCCTTTTATCCTGCATCTGTTCCTGTGCAGATTGATCTGTTCACGCATGGCAGGCAGGAAGAAGTGGCACCGGGCTTCACCCCCATTGCCGAAAACACGGCTGAAGATGATATGCTGGCCTTTGAGAGTTTCCTGAACTCCCCGTTCGTAACACAGTGGTGTCACCAGCATGACATCGCCATTGTCGTTCCTACGGCAGTTCAGGATTTGACCGATTTGGTGCATGATACCAACTACGAGTTCCGGGCAATGCTGGAAATCGCGGTTTATTTCACCATGACGGCCATCGGCATTACCGGAACGCTGGACATCGACAGCGTGAAGCATTCCGATGGCGAAGATGACATCCAAGCTGATGATGTCATCAACATTGAGCCGCAGGTAACCCCGACACCCAGCGGTGGCGGCAGTTCGGAGATGACTGCCCATGAGGGCGAATATTTCACGAATGCCGAGATAAATAATCGACCCGTAAAGGAGGAAAAAGATATATGAGCAATAGCCTCGATAGGATTTGTACCGTTGACATTTCGCTGGCGTCCCCCATCTCCAACGATGCCAACTTCGACAATATCCTGATTCTGGGTCCGGCCCCTGCAAATCCGACTGAAGATGTGCCTGCCGTTGGCGTGTACAACAGTCTGGAGGAGCTGACGGCGCTGGGCATCATCGCCACCGGCGAACGCGCTGACCCTGTTGGCGTAGCTGCGCGGGTGGCTTTTTCGCAGTCTCCCAGACCCCACGAGGTCTATGTTGCCTTTATGGGCGACATCGTGGACAAAGAGAGCGAAAACGCTGCATTGCAGACCGTAAGCGCCGTTCTGGAGAACGCGCTGGCCGTCAATGGCTGGTACTGCATCTGCCCGGTCGGTCTGGCAGATGAAAAAGTCAAGGAAATCATCCAGTGGACCGAAACCCAGAACAAGCTGTGCGGCTACATCGACAAGGACCCGGATAAACCCATTGTGGATGCCGGCCTTTATCTGCGCAGCTTCCCGTTCTTCCCGAAAGAAACGGCAGACCAGTTGGAGAACGACATCCCGGCTGAGAACCTGTACGGCATGGCTGTAGCTGCGGCCGTCAAGGCGATGAACTACCACGCCGGTCAGGAAACGTGGGCGCTGATGCCGCTTGCGACCGTTTCTCCTGCAAAGCTGACCAGCACGTTTATCAAGAAACTGGAGGCTGCAAATTTCAACTACGTCATTACCGTGGCATCCAAGAACATCACGCAGGGCGGCAAGACCGGCGGCGGTGAGTGGATTGATGTTATCCGCTTCCGCGACTGGCTCCAGAACGATATGCAGGTTCGTGTCGTGAACCTGCTCATCGTCAACCCGAAGATTCCCTACACCGACAACGGCATCGGCCTTGTTGAGAACCAGATGCTTGCATCCCTGAAGGACGGCCAGAAGTACGGCGGCATTGCTCCTACGGAGTATGATGCAGACGGTAATGCTATTCCGGGCTACACCACGTCTGTGCCACTGGCAGCAGACCTGACCAGCGCCCAGAAGGCATCCCGTATCCTGAAGGACTGCAAGTTCTCTGCCCGCATTGCTGGTGCTATCCATGTGGTGGAAATCAAGGGTTGCCTGACCTACGAGAAGCTGTAATGGAGGGAAAGTAAATGTCCAGCAAGATCAAGACCTACAACCCGAAGGAAGTTATCGTCACCTGTGGTACGCACATTGTCACCGGCTATGCAGATGACAGCTTCATCAGCATTGAGCCGAACGGCGACGGTATTACCAAAAAGACCGGCTGTGACGGCGAAATTGCCCGTTCAATTTCGCCGGACAACACCTACAAGGTCAAGCTCACCCTGTTGCAGACCAGCGACAGCAACTCGTACTTCTCCGGTATGGTCGATCTCGACCGCGACACCGGCAACGGTCTGTTCCCGATTCTGATTAAGGACCTGAAGGGCGGTCTGGTGTTCAGCACGGAAGCTGCATGGTGCGTGAAGAAAGCACCCGTCACTCGCGGCAAAGAGACCAACAACCGTGAGTGGGAGCTTGACACCGGCGATGCCACCATGAACGAGTAAGGAGGACGCCGATGAATAACCTGAAGCAGCTCGAAACCCGCGAAGTAACCGTGGGTGAAAACATCTTCTACATCCGTCCGCTTCCGGCGTTCAAAGCGGCGAATATGACCGGCGAACTGGCAGCGCTCGTTCTGCCGCTCGTATCTGGCCTTGCACCGATGCTGTCTGCCGTGGATACGGAAAAGGAGGGTAACGGTCTGCTCGACATCAAGGTAGAAGATGCAGCTCCCGCGATTGCGGGGGCTTTCTCTTCGCTCGATGGCGATAAGGTCGAGAAAATCCTGAAGCACCTGCTGATCGCGGGCAGCAACATCTCGGTGGAGCAGCCGGGCGAAAAGGTGCGCCTGCTTACGGAAGACCTTGCCAACGAGGTGTTCTGCACCGATGTGCAGGATATGTTCATTCTGGCGTTTGAGGTCATCCGCACCAACTACAACGGTTTTTTCAAGAAGCTCGGCGACCGATTTGGCAAAGTCGCCGAGTGGGCGGAGAGGACGATGGCTCAGGCCCGGAGCGCTACGGCGACCTCGACCTCAGCGGTTTCACAGAGCTTGAGCTGAGAATGTATATCCTCATCAAGGCCCGGCTGGCATCCATGTGGGAGCTGAAGAACTGCTATACACTGGACGAAGCTCTGAAGCTCTATGCGCTGTACCGCATGGAGCAGGACGTGGAGGCCGGCCGGGTAGAGGATATGGCTAAGGAGGTGAGCTGACCAGCATGACCATAAGAGACATCGGCATTCTGTTTGGCTACAAGGTCGATGAATCCTCCGAGCGAAAGGTAGAAGGCAGCATCAAATCGCTGAAGTCGATGGCCTCCAAGGTTCTCGGCGCGGTTGGCATTACGCTGTCCGTGGCCGGTGCCAAGAAAGCCATTGACGGCTGCGTAGAAGTTGCATCCTCCGTTGAAGAAATGGAGAACAAGTTCAACGTGGTCTTCGGCGATATGCGGAATGAAGTCAATAAATGGGCGCAGGAATACTCCGATGCCATTGGCCGCAACAAAAACGACATCAAGACCTACCTTGCCGATCAGCAGAACTTGCTGGTCGGCTTTGGCATGACCCGCCAAGCTGGCGCTGAAATGGCCGAGCAGATGACCTCGCTGGCCCTCGACCTTGCCTCGTTTGGTAACATGGACGAAACAGCGTCCGTAAACGCCATGACGAAGGCTGTCATGGGTGAGTCTGAAGCCGCCAAGACGCTGGGTGCGGTCCTGAACGACAGCACCAGAGCGCAGGCGATGGCTACGCTGGGCCTGAAGGGAACCTACGATAAGCTAGACCAGCTCACGAAGATGCAGGTCAACTATCAGGCTATTCTCCAGCAAAGCCCGGATGCCATTGGCGACTGCCAGCGCAGCCTCGACAGCTACGAAAGCACCAAAAAGCGGTACATCGCCAAGCTGAAGGAAATCAAAACGATAGTCGGCCAGTTCTTCCTGCCGACCTATCAGAAGATTCTGGGCATTGGAGCAAAGGGTCTGACGATGATTCGTGACTGGCTCCAGAAGCTCACCGACCTTACGGATAAGCTTGGCGGCTCACAGCGTGTGCTGTCTGTTCTGGCTGCGGCGTTCACGGCCATGCTCGTGGCGATGAACCTCAAGAAAATCGGAGCGGCCATAACCGGCTTTACGAAGCTGGCACGGGCAATAGGACTGGGCCACGGAAAGGCGCTGGCCTTTTTTGCGGTCTTCCTGTTGCTGGCCCTCGTGATTGAGGACTTCATCTCGTTCATGCGGGGCGACAAAAGCCTGCTCGGAACCATGCTCGAACGAGCTGGCGTAGACTGCGAAAAGCTGCGCCAGAACATCGTCGGAGTATGGACGAAGATCAAGCAGGCCATCGGCTACATCGGCGAAGGTATCCGTAATGTGGTTGTTCCCATATTTGAGGGCATCCGAACTGCGGCGGTGGTGGCGTTTGAGGAGATACAGCAAGCCGTAGCCAAGGTAGCCCCCGGTATCGCTCAGTTCTTCAAGGAATTGTCGAGCGGGAAGGTTGATAAGAAAAAATGGACAGACATCGGTGAATCCATCGGCAGAATTGCCGTGGGCGTGGTGGCTGTCATAGCCGCTGTCAAGGGCATCTCGGCTATCTTTGGCGTGATTACAACCGTTATTTCTGTTGTGAAAGCGGTCATTTCCGTTATTAAGCTGGCCTTTGTTGTTGTAAAGAGCATCATCACCGTTATCAAGGTGGTCGGTGCGGTAATCTCTGTTCTTGCCAGCGCCTTCGGCCCGGTCATTCTGGCAATCGCCGCTGCAATCGCAATCGGCGTTTTGCTGTGGAAGAACTGGGACAAGATTCGTGAGGCAGCAGGCAATCTGCTGGAAGGCATCAAGGCTACGATTGGCAACGTCCGCGATGCCATTGTGACGGGCATCCAAGCGGCCATCGACTGGATAACATCTCTCCCGGCTGAAGCCCTGAAGTGGGGCTCCGACATCATCGACGGCATCGTATCAGGCATCCAGTCTGCGGTAGGTCGTGTAGGCGAGGCTGTAAAAGGCGTAGCCGATAAGATCAAGTCGTTCCTCGGCTTCTCGGAGCCGGAGGATGGCCCCCTGAGCGACTTCCACACCTATATGCCGGACATGATCGACCTGATGGCATCGGGCATCACTTCCGGCAAGAAGAAGGTGAAGGATGCACTGGAAGGCATGACCGGCGAAATGTCGGTCATCGCCAAGGCCAATGTGGTTTCCAAAGCTACCGGGCGGGGCGCAACCGGCAGAACGACCGGTGGACGCACTGTGACCCAGAACGTAAACATCAACAACCAGTTCAACGGCGACCGCGCCGGGCAGCAAAAGAGTTCTGAGGCTATGGATAAGGCCGCAGGCGATGCTACCGGCGAGATGGCCCGTGCGCTGGCATTTGCAAAGTAGGTGAGAGTACATGGCAAGAGCAAAACAGCCCGTCAGCGTCGATGACATCGAGTTTGATGCCCTGATCGACTCCGAAGAAGGCTATGAAGCGGATGTGCCTGAGTACCCGACCGAAAAGGGCTTCAGTGTAAGCGACACCATCGTGCTGAAAGCCGACACCCTGAACATGACGCTCTATGTGACCGATACGCCGGTGACATGGCGGAAACGTACAGGCTCCGGCCCCGGAAAAACGGAGGGCGTTGTTCGTCGGCTGAAGGACCTGTATTTCGCCAAGAAGATTCTCGAAGTCACGACCACTGACTGCGTGTATTCCAACATGGTGATTACAAGCATGAACATCAAGAAGTCTGTGGAGGTCGGCTACGCCCGTGAGATTCCGATAGCCTTCAAGAAGATCGAGGTGACGGAAACAGCCACCGCAGAAATACCGGCCAGATACGGCAAGTCGGGTAAAACAGGGAAAGCCGCTGGAAAAGCAAGCACAACCGCCGCAAGCACGGCGGGAAGCAGCTCATCCAGCGGTTCTTCGTCTGGTTCGTCCAGCTCCAGCAGGAGTTCTGTTCTCTATAACGCTGCCAGCAGCTTCGGCCTGCTGGGATAAGGAGGGCGTTCGTGGACTACTTCGTTATCGAAGTCCCGGACATGAACGACAGCGTTGTGAAGGTTTCCCTCCAAAGCAGGCTGTATCAGCTGCGTTTCACATGGAATGACACTGGCGGCTATTGGATGTTCGGGGTGATGGACTCGCTCGGAACGCCCATGCTGCTCGGTGTCAAGATGGTTCCGCAGTTTCCGCTCAACCTGCTGTTCGGCCGGGATGATATGCCCAGCGGCATCTTCGCTGTCCTGACCGAAAAGGAGAGCGTTGGTCGGCAGGATTTTGCCGATGGGACTGCTCGTTTTGTGTTTGTCCCGGCATGACGCTGGAACAAATCATCCGGTAAAATCAATTCTCATTTTGAACAAATATCTGAGGGTGGGTTTGACAATTCGTTCTCAGAAGGTTCCAGACAAATTTCCATATACTTTTACTGGTAAAGTCCGGGTTTAATCAGAGCCTTTTCAGAGGTTTTGGGATGAATGCCGTTCAAAATGGCCGATTTTACATGGAATCCGTTGGATTGTCCGCCGGACAGTCCTTGGACTGACCAAAACGGGAAACTTTCGCAAAACGCTCATATCATTGGTCACTTTCATTGCATTACCAGAACGGTAAGTTAGAATGAAGATGTGAACCGGGCAAACAAAAAAGAACCAGCGGCTCGCCCTCACAAAGCACCGCTGGTTCCTACATCTTGCCCGGAACAATCCTGAGAAGTTCCGTTGACACGATTATATCATGTCAGCGGGCTTCTTGCAAGATAAAGGAGTGTGCTGATATGAGTGCTATGGACCTTGAGCGCGAGGTCATCCGTATGGGCGATGTCGGTGTCGCTATCGACATGGTAGACAGCAACCTTGCGGATGGCAAGCTGGAGCAGGCTGAACGTGCCGTTGTGATTCTCCGGGAAATCTTCAAAGCCCGCAATGACGGGCTGCGAAACAGCTTCTACGGAGGTGGGCGGAATGCGTGACAACTGCGTGATTTTCACGACACCGGAACGTCAGGAACTCCGGGTCGTGTTTGACCCGGACGGAACCCCGTTCTTCTGCGGGCCTGATCTCGCTGCGATTGCCGGGTATGAGCAGCCGAGGAAAGCCGTCACCGGCGGCAACAAGGGAGTGAACCGTATCGACTCCGTGCTTCGGAAGGTGCCTTGGGACAACGGGATGCGGAAAGGCCGCTGCGAGTTCACCTGCTTCAGTGCTGAGAACGCCGTGAAGCTCCTGTGCCGCAGACCGGCTCCGTATGCGGCGATTCGCTGGCTGGAGGATGAGGTCATCCCGAAAACACAGGAAATGGGCGAGGAAGTTGCGCGGGCTTACCCCGGATGGAACAAGCCTCCCCAGCAGAAGGAAAAGCAGGAGCAGGACGTAACGATTGTGGAAGTCCATCCAAAGCGGTTTCTGGAGCAGGTTCCGGCAGATGGCGGGTCGCTCATCGAAAGACTGGACAATATCATCTTGGAATGCGTTTTGCTGAAGAAGGAAATCAGCAAGGCAAAGTAAGAAACCTTTATGGGCTGCGGAAACGCAGCCTTTTTTGTTGCCATCGAAAGGGGAGGATGCTGTGAAGAATTTTGACAGGCAGTACCGCTTATCCGCTGGAAAGGCAGGCTCGACCGGATTTGAAATAGGCGGCGGCAAGCGACCGCTGCACGTTTCGTTCTCAGTGGAAAAGGCTGACACCAACAGCCAGAACACGGCAAAAGTGACCATCTGGAACCTGAGCGATGAACATCTCGCAGAATTGAGTAAAAATGACTGCGTGGTCGTGCTCCATGCAGGGTATGGCGACACCCGTCCGCTCATCTTCACCGGCGTAGTCACATTTGCTACGACAAAAGCTGACGGAGCTGACAGGGCAACGGAGATCGAGCTGGTGGATAACCGCATTGAAGTCCGCGACACCTACGTTTCCGTAAGCTATGCCGGGGCTGTAAACTGCAAGACCCTGATACAGGACACCGCAGACCAGATGGGCGTGACGGTTTCTTTCTCCTACAACGCAGAGTTCAAGGACATCCCGAATGGCTACAGCTATGTTGGCCCGGCAAGAAATGTGCTGACGAAAGCCTGCGAAACCAGCGGATTGACGTGGAGCATCAACAACGGCGTCCTACAGGTCAAAAAGCCGGGCGATACCATGAGCCGCGAGGTGTATGAGCTGTCGGCAGAAACCGGCCTGCTGGGCCTCCCTGAGCGTGTCCAAATCTCCAACGAGGACAAGGGGTACAGCTACGGCTGGGACGTGGAGTACCTGATGAACGCCGCCATCGGTCTGGACGATTATGTGTATCTGAATAGCAAGATGGTCAAGGGGTATTTCCGGGTCTACTCCGTCAGGATTGAGGGCGACAACATGGAAGGTTCATGGAGCTGTACAGCTCGTCTGCTGGAGGTGAAGCAAAAATGATGCAGGAGTTTGTTGACCAGATCAATAAGACTGCTCGCAGCGCAACAGACGATATGCACACAGCTTTGCCGGGCGAGATAAAAAGCTACGACCCGGGCAAGGGCGTCGCCACCGTGTTGCCGAAAGCAAAGTTCACAAAGCCAGATGGCAGCACGATGGACTTCCCGGAAATCTCCGGGGTCCCGGTTATGTTTCCGCAGAGCAAGAACGTCACGATTGCATGGCCCATTAAGAAGGGCGATGGATGCCTGCTGGTTTTCAGCGAACAGGCGCTCGATTACTGGATGTACGGCAAGGAAACTGACACCAAGCTGAAGTTCGACTTGACCAACGCCATTGCCATTCCAAACCTCACATCTGGCGGCAACAGCACCATGCAGCTCGCCTGCGATGAGGATGCCGTAGCCATTGCCGCAGGCGACACAAAAGCCAAAATCACGCCCAAGACCGCAGAACTGACTCTCGGTTCGGCCAAGGTCAAAGTGGAGCCGAGCCTTGTGCAGATCACAGTCGGCGGCACGGTGCTGGCAATTTCGCCCGACGGCGTGGACATCACCGGAAAGCTCACGGTCAAGGGTGGCATCACCGCAAGGGATGATGTCAAGGCATCCAACGGCAGTATCAGCCTTGCAAACCACGTCCACAGGGGCGACAGCGGCGGCATGACCGGGAAGCCGCAGTAAAGGAGGGAAAAGCGTGATAGACCTGAAGCTCGATGCCACCGGGGACTTAGAACTCTCGGCGGCAGGCGACATTTCAGCTACGGACAGCATCGTACAGGCTGTCCGTATTCGTTTGTTCTGGTTCTTTGGAGAGTGGCGGCTGATGCCTTCGCTCGGCTTTCCATACTTTGAGAATCTGCTGGTCAAAAATCCAAATGAATCCAAACTCCGGCATCTTATCCGGGAAACCGTGATGTCAGTTGACGGAGTGACGGATGTATCGGAAATTCTGTTCAACATCGACAAGAAAAGCCGTAGGGCATCCGTGGGGATCACGTTTAACACAGATGAGGACAGCTTTAGAGAGGAGGTCAAAATCCCGTGGCAAAATATGGCCTGACCCCGCAGGGGCCAAATCCGAAACGCCTTGATGTCATCCTTGAGGATATGCACAGCAAGATGACAGACCGCCTCGGCGTAAATACCCGGCAGAACCCACAGTCTTTGCTGAATCACATTCTGACCAACGTCGCAGATGAGATTGCAGAGCTGTGGGAATTTGGCGTAGATGTGTACCACTCGCAGTACACATCCAGCGCCACCGGCGTAAGTCTGGACTATGCTGCACAGTTTGGCGGCTCCACCCGTGAAATGGCAGCGAAGTCCTATTACAGCATCCTCTGCACGGGTTTGGACGGAACAACCATTCCGGCAGGAACGGTGATTGCATCCGACACAAACCCGGCGACCAGTCTGACAGCTACCGCAGATGCAACCATCACGAGATCGGCTTTCAACAAGGCCACCGTCATTCTTGCATCACCGGCGGCTACAACGGCCCTTGGGGTGGCTCTTAACGGAAACCTATACACCATCACCCCTGACCCCAAACAAAGCACCAGCGAAGCCCTAGAGGCTCTGGGAACAGCCATCACGGATAAGGACTTCCATGTGACGGTCATCAACGACACCATCGTGATCGAGGCGGTCGATGAAACCAGCTCCAATACGCTGGTCCTGTCAGAAAACCTGACCACTGCTTCTGTGGGCAGCATCGTCACATTTGAGACTGCCGAGCCGGGCGACATCTTCATTCCGAACGGCGTAATCACGAAGATCACGAAAGCTGTTCCGGGCATGGAGTCCGTGGTCAACGTGGGAAGCTATGTTGCCGGTCAGCTCGCAGAGAGTGATGTGGAGTTCAGAAAGTCCTACACGAACAAAATCTACAACCGCTCGTCTGCCATGCTGGAAAGCATCAAGAGCGCCATCCTGAAGAATGTGCAGGGTGTGGTGAGCGTAGCTCCCTATGAAAACTGCACAAATGAAGTCGATTCTGCCGGCCGGTGGCCGCACAGCATCGAAGTTGTAGTCGAGGGCGGCGACGCAACGGAAATTGCCCAGCAAATCCTGAACACAAAGGCAGGCGGCATCAATACTTTCGGCAGCGTAGAAACCACCCTGCATGGCGTTTACGGCGAAGACATCGTGGTGCGCTTCAACCGGCCGACGTACGTCAAGGTCTGGTTCAAGGTTGGCGTCACTCTGAGCCCGAACACAAATCCGCCTACCAACTATGTCGAGCTTGTCAAAGAGCAGATTCTGGAGAAAATGAGCGCACTGGGGGCGGGCGAGAACGTCATCCCGCAGAAGTTCAACCTTCAGGTGTCTGGCATCGACTACATCGACGTATGGTTGTTTGCAACACCGAATGACGGCGATATGCCCACTGGCTACACCCAGCGCAGCGTGTCCATCTCGGCACGGGAGCGGGCCGTTACGGACGAAAACAGGATTGAGGTGGTCATGGATGGCTGATTACGTCCAGAAGCTCCGGGATGATCTTGTGGAGCAGTTCAAGGGCAAGCCGGTCATCGACGCGCTCATGGAGGCCGTTGGTGATGAGCTGAACGAGGTTCGACAGTTCTACGAAGACCTGCGCGACAAGCGGAATATCCAGACCGCAGTTGGGAAGCAGCTTGATGGCATCGGCGACAATGCGGTTCTGACCCGCCTTGAAGCCGGTGCTTTGGCCTGCGCCAAAGAATCTGTGTATGTACTGGATGATGATGCCTACCGGACGTACCTGATATACAAAATCTGGAAGAACACCAACAACTGCACCTACTATGACATCATCCGGGCGTTCAAAATGTTTTGGGATAAGCCCCTGCATTACCGCGAGGACCCGGCCATCCCGGCCACCATGATTTTTGAAACCGATGCCCTGACACCGGAGGCTGACGTTTCAAAACTGCTGAACGCTCCGTTCATCAAGGCGGCGGGTGTGGCAATTCTGGTGGTGGCGAACACCGCGGCTCCTGAAATGGTCGCAGATGTGCCGGTCGAGGGCATTCTGGGCCGGGGCTATACGACAACGACCCTGCCGGAGATTGAAACCGGCGAAGCATTCATCGACACTGTGCTGCCGGTCCCGGCTGCACAGAACATCACGCAGACAAAACTGCCTGAACTTGAGGAGGATGAGTTATGAGCTACTATGGCTTTGTTGTTACTGACAGCGGCCGAGAGCTGATTGCCAAGCTGGTTGCCGGGCAGCAGCTCCCGATTTCCAAGATTATGGTGGGCAGCGGCACTATCCCGGATGATGTGAAGCCGGCCACGATGACCGCGCTGGTGGAGCCGGTAGCCGCTGGCACATCGACCGCGCCGGTCTATGATGGAGCCAGCGTCCGCATGATCGTGGAGTACCGCTCCGACCTGAACGGCGGTCTTGACCACGGATTTTGGCTCCGGGAGTTCGGCGTGTTCGCATTTGACCCGGACAAGGGCGAAGTCCTCATCTACTATGGCACGCTGGGTGACTACCCGCAGTACGTCAGCGCTGCATCCAACACCGGCGTAGATGTCCGCCGCTTCCCGGTGTGCATCGTCATCGGCGAAGGGCTGGGAGTCACCGTAGACTACAAATGCGAGGCGTGGATGACGGCGGAAGATGTGGAACAGTACTGCTCGGTCACGATGCTCCCGGCATTCCTGAAGGAAGCGCAGAAGCTCGTAGATGCCCACAACGACGATGAGGAGGCCCACCACTCCATCCAGAACAGCATCTCCGACGTGTCCGCCCGGCTGGCTCTGCTGGAGCTGATGATCAATACCTCCGTCACCGGCAATCCGTTCACGGTCACATTTGAGACGCTGGACGGCTTGACCGTTGCCGGCGTTTGGAACGCCGATCTGGCAAGGATTGAATTTTGAGTAAGGAGGTGAATTTCTATGGCAAAAGTAAAACTGAGTACGAAAGCTGTTGGCAGCATTGTCAAAATCGCCGTGGACGGCAAGGACTACGACTGGCTGGTGGTGCATCAGGGCTTGCCCGGTAATGTCTATGATGCATCCTGCAACGGTACTTGGCTGCTGATGAAGGATGCATCAGCAGCCAAGTCCAGATTCGGCGACGGTAACGGTAACTCGTACAAGGATTCAGGCATCCACACCTACCTGAACAACACGTTCTACAGCCTGATCGATTCCGATATTCGGAACGCTATCAAGCAGGTCAAGATTCCGTACCAGAACGGCACTGGTTCCGGCGGTAGCCTTGCCACCGGCTCCAATGGCCTGAGCACGAAAGTATTCCTGCTGTCTGGTTATGAGGTTGGCTGGACGACCAGCGACAACAGCTCTTTCCCCAAGGATGGTGTTCGGCTGGCGTACTTTGGCAACAGCTCCGGCGGTAACAGCAAGCGTATCGCATACAACGGCAGCTCCGCTGACAACTGGTGGCTGCGCTCTCCGAACACCAACCACGGCAGCCTCGTCTGGGGTGTCAAGTCGGATGGCTCTTTCAACTTCTGGCAACACTACAATTCCATCAGTGTTCGCCCCGCTTTCATTCTTCCCCCTACACTCGTGGTCTCTGACGACGGCACGGTCTCGACTAACACTGCGCCCTCGACTCCGGGGAGCATCTCCGTTCCTTCGTCCATCATGGGCGGCACGAACATCTCGATCTCGTGGGCAAAAAGCTCTGATGCAGAGAGCAACCTCGACGGGTACAAGGTAGAGCGTTCGACCAACGGCGGCAGTTCGTGGAGCCAGATTTATCAGGGTACGGCCACCAGCACCACGAATAATGTCGCCTTCGGCACCACGTCCGTGATGTACCGCGTCAAGGCATACGACACCGAGGGTCTGGAGTCTGGCTGGCGCACCAGTTCGCAGGTAACGGTGGTCAACAACAACGCCCCGTCTGCGCCGCCGTCCATCGCGGTGCCGAATGATGTCAAGGGCGGCAGCACGCTGGTGATCTCGTGGACTGCGGCCAGTGACAGCGATGGCAACCTGAGCGGCTACATTCTGGAGCGCAGCACCAACGGCGGTAGCACCTACACGCAGGTGTACAAGGGCAATGCTTTGACCTACACCGACACCATCACCAAGGGCTGGTCCACCGTGATGTACCGTGTCAAGGCGTATGACAGCTACAATGCGCAGTCCGGCTACACCACCTCCACCAAGCGCATGGTCGATAACAACACCGCCCCGACGATCACGACCTCCAGCGCGGCCAGCCTCGGCACCAAGTCCAGCGGCTTCACCATCTCGTACTCCGTGGATGATAAGGACGCAGGGGACACCCTGACCGTCACCGAAAAGCTGGACGGCACGACCAAGCGCACCTACACCGCGACCCGCAAGACCACCAACAGCTTCGCCGTCACCGGTGAATATTTCCAGAAAATTACGAACGGCAGTCACACCATGACCGTTACCGTGACCGATGGCAAGGCCACCGTGACCAAGACGTTCACCTTTACGAAGGCCGTCACCGCCGCCAGCATCACGCTGGCGAAGCCGATGGAGGCGGATGCCCAGATCACGCTCTGCGCCATCACCGTCGGCGGTCTGATTCCCGCCGACGCTGTGTTCAAGGTGGAGGTCACGAACAACGGCAAGGACAGTTCGCCGGTATGGGAGGACGCCACCACCGAGGCCCGGAATGGCTGGAACCATTTGTTCACGAACCAGACTGCGGCCAACGGCTTTGCATTCAATTTCCGCGTCACCGCAGAGCGCGGCGCAAGCGGCGAGAGCGGTTATATCGCTTCGATTCAGGGAGGTTTCCAGTAATGGGTTTGAACAGAGTAAGAGTCGA